GATTTCTCCCCAGTGTTTTCGTACTCCTGTTGAGCATCGAGCATAAGTCTTTTATATTTGACACGGTCATTATAAACCTTTTCCATTAATTCCGGCAGAAATCCCTTTTTATCTTTTCTAAAGAAAGCACCATTAGGTGTCATGCAATACTCAGTGTCATTCTTAACCGTACCTTTTAGTATCTTATCAACCATCCCCGCAATAGGCTCACTATCGCCGTTAACCAATGTCTCAGGAGAAATGTTATATTGCATAATAAGATGAGGATACAAAGAATTCAAATCAAAGCTCATAACCCACTTATGCATTCCAATCTGCGGCTCTTTCACATAAGCGCCTTCAAACTTTTCTGTTTTTGTATTTTTTGATTTTTGTGGAATGACAATATTCTTGCTACGAAGATGATTGTAAATCATAATATCCCAATACCTAACCGTGCCAAGAACATCTGTAAAGTTAACTTTACCATCATATGCCATCGTCAGACATAATTGGATAAGTTTCATTTTATCTTCTAACTTATCAACCAGTTCAACATCAGTTATATTATATTTAACGAATGACTGAAAATCCTTGGTATACCATTCACGAAAAGTATCAAAAGGATTATCATCCTTTTTCTTATCCAATTCCACCCAAGCAATATAATCCAACCTATAGGATTCCTGATTAACATATGTAAACTTGCGATATAAATCGTAATAATCAAGTGTTGCAATACCATCAAGCGTATATATCTGATGATTGCGGCCCATCTGATATATTTCACGATCAAACACATTTTTCCAAGGCGATAGCCGCTTGACCTCTTTTTTATCAAACACCTTATTAATACGATTACAAAGATAAGGAATATCAAATAACTCTATATTCCAACCAGTGATAATATCAGGCGTATGCCTTTCCCAGAAGGCGAGAAATTCCTTAATTAGATGTTTTTCACTTTCACACTCAATATAAGTTACATCATCACGATCATTATTAAACTTACCTCGGGCCCACACTACAATGCGTTTGCTCTGGTGATTCTTAATTGTGATTGATAGCAGAGGCTCTGCAGCATCTTCTGGTTTTGGAAATCCATTCTCACATTCAACTTCAATATCAATCGTGAAAATCAATATCTTATCTAAATCCCAATCAATGCGGGTTGGAAATTCATCAGAAATCCAGCAATAAGGATATTGCGTATTGCCATAAACTATATTTTGATTTTCACGATTGACAATCCATTGCTTAGCCTCATTAATAGAGTCAAACTTATGGGGAAGAACACTCTTGCCGTCCAGAGTTTTGTAGCCAGTTTCTTCATTAGTTTTTACGAGATCAAATAGGGTAGGTTGATACTTAACCCGCCTACTGATGCGCTCTCCGTCCTTAACCTCACGAATAAGAAGATTATTTCCGTATCGGAGAACATTTGTGTAGAAATTCATATAGTAACTATATCACCTTTGGAGTTAATTGTCAAGACCAATTATCGCGATTCATATATAATTCTAATATTTCTTTTGTAATACCACGATGTTGAGACTCAATACCCATAAGGCCCGGCGTAGAGTTAACTTCGATAAAATAAGGACTTTCCTTATCCCTATTCTTTGCGGGTATAAAATCAACACCAACAATTTGGCCATGTACTGATTTTGCAACGCGCAGTGAATCCTCTGCCTCGCGTTCTGTTAGTTTGTGCGATACTGGTTCTGATCCCTGAGAAACATTGCTTCTAAAATCATCCCCAATAACAGGTCTTTTGATTGCACCCAAGATTTGTCCAGCAGCAATAATAACACGAACATCATAGTTTGTCTTTATATATTCTTGAAGAAGGATATCAACAAACTCATCTTCTCTGTGTAACAGTTGTATAACGCTATGTAATGATTTTAGACTCTCAATCCAGATAACGCCAACACCCCTAGAACCAACAGCCGTCTTGAGAATCATTGGAAATTTATTACCAAGTCTCTCTACCGCTTCCTCAGCACCTTCTGAGTGACGAACTAGGACTGTGTTTGGTGTACGAATATCATTCTGTTGAAAAATAAGCTGATTGTACCATTTGTCATTACAAATATCATGGCAAATAATAGGATTGATAACAGTGTAACCCTGATTCTCCAAGTTTATACAAGAAACTCTCCAAGACAAGTTACCTGTCTTAACCGTAGAACCAATACCTCGGGACATGATTATTGTATCTTCTGGATTTATACGAAATGGTTTGTCATACTCAACATCATTTTTCATGCTGGGTAACTCTACCTGTCCCTTATCATCTACAGGAAAAGAGTATACCAACTGATCCTTGCCCTTATCTTCCATATACATGCCAGAAAATTCTGCAAGATAAACTTTTAGTCCCAATTCAATAGCCTTCTTTCTAATCATTGGCCCAGTTTCATTTGGGTCTAAAGGATCATCATGCGAGAGAATCAATAATTTATATGGCTCTTCCTTCGCTTCTGTGATGAATGATTTAAATTTTTCCAAAACTCTAAGCCTCTCGTTTCTTACCAATATTGTATTTGGTTTCTAGTGTCCAATCTTCTTTTTCCCGATAGGACAGAACCTTTATTTGACTTAACGGGGCAATCGGCTCTGGAACACCCAACACTTTTACCAAATCCCAATCTGCTAAGAGTTTTGCGATTGTATTTCTTCGTGCTATATCATTCTCTGATAGATTGGTTTGCTTTCCATCCAGCGCAAAGAGCTCTTTGAAATGCACAACAAAATATCTCCCCTGCTTGTGTAATATATGGCAGGATTGATATAGTTTTTTTTCTTTTCTGGAAGCAACGCCTATACGGGAAAGAGTTTCCCGTACTTTCAAAAAATCATCAGGTTCTTTCAAACTGATTTCAAGCATTTGCTCCTGTGACCACTTAACTTCTTCCATCTCTTCCACCTTTATTTAATTTTGTTTTTATAGCGGAAATTTGTTTATCATTTAATATATCAAGAGCAGATTTAGCCTTTTCATTATTATATCCATAATACTCTTTAACATATTCTAGATTCTTTAATTTCTTCGCCTTCATCCAAGGAGTGTATCTTTTCCTTGCTCTGAGACTATTTATTAAAAAATCATACTGAAGTTTCTTATCAAGGTGGTGTAATTGGTTAATCTCATTAACTAACATAAGGCTATCAGGGAATGGCGCTATACATTTGTTAATGATGTATGAAGGATATTTCTTTACCCACTGATCATCTTCTGTGTCTAGAAGCGGTTCCTTTGTATAATTAATTGCATTTAGATAGTCTTTCAGCTCGTACATTAGTCTGTAAAACCTTCACCTTTTTTCCAATGACGGAACCTATGGCAAAATATAGCCCACAACAAAAATATTAAATTGTCTGCTTTATACGTTCCGTTTTTTACTTTCAATACATACATATTACTCACGATTGCCTCCAGAAACATTTGCTTTGAACACAACACAGGTTCTTAATTCATAACATTCTCTACGAACCGATTGAGCTTGGTGAGGCCTCCATGCGTCAAAAACAACTAAGCGATTGCCCTTATACTCTGCTAATTTCTCAACCTTTGTTGATTCCTCATCATATATTAAAGTACCGCCGCCCCACTCTAATTTCCAATCAATTCTCGGATAATAAATTAAGGTAAAATCACCATCATCTATATGGATATGTGGCTCAATGCCATGCGTATGAGCATTCATATACAAGCGAGCAAAATCTTTCACAAAATATTTTGTCTCAAAATCATATTTTACTTTTGCAGTATTCCAAATAGGCAACAGCCAATCATATCCATTTTTAATAACCTCTTCTGGATTATGTCCCGCAAAAATATGCCAGTGTCGGTTTGGTTTATTTTTATTAGAATGATAATCATATTTCCAGCAGAGATTCTTCATTTCCATATGAATATACTCAGCAACATGATCCTCTAATAGATTATCGTAAATAGTCGCAATCATTTAAATTTTGCTCTGGCCATGATTTCTGTTAAACATGCGAGCATGTTGATTTCTTGATCGGCAACAAATGCTGCTTTATACTGATACTCACCCAAAACAACCACAACATGAGGTATACTACTCCCTTCAACATAATCATAGAGATTATCATAAATCCTACGAAGCAAACGAACAGAATCGTTGTCAAGATTATTAACAACCCATTTACGAACATTTGTAAACTCCTTATTTTTCATAGATTGCATCAACTCTTTTATATTTATTTCTGCAATATTTACAAGTATTCCAGCATCAATTACACCAGAAACAGAATATCGTTGAAGCTCATTAAGTATTCGCCTCCAATCAGGAAAGTGTTTGTTTATAACTTCTGCGATTACTCTCTTATCATACTCAATATTCTGTTCATTTAAAATATTCTCAATTCTTCCAAAGAATTGAGATGCAAGCTTTGGTTTTTCAGAATTAGGAATCACGAAATCCACCACACTACAACGAGAATGTAGCGGTTCAATCAAACGATTCTTATAGTTACATGTAAAGATGAATCCACAATTCTTATGGAATTCTTCCATGAATCCACGCAGAGCTGGTTGCGTTGATTGTGGATTTAGATAATCTGCTTCATCCAGAATAAGATACTTACGCCCACCATGCAAAGACACCGTAGAGGCGAAGTTTTTAATCTTGGTTCGTAGAACATCAATGCCAGACTCTTCTGAGCCATTGATCATCATATAGGTAGCATCAAGTTCCTCAAGCATAGCTTTAGCGATAGTTGTTTTACCAACACCAGAACCACCAGATAAAATTAGATTAGGCACTCGACCACTCTGAACAAATTCAGAGAAAGTGTCTTTTAGATTTTTAGGAAGTATGCATGATTCTACATCTTTTGGCCGATATTGTTCGCACCATAAGAAGGTTTCTGACATAATATAAACTCCTCACATTAACCATTATATTTAGATTCTGGTTCCAAAGCAATCCAGTATTCAATATCAACATTTGTATTCTTGAAATAGCTGATATTTTTGGATGAAACTCCTACATTATATGAACCAGCTAAAAGTTTTAAATTTTCAACCTTGAACCAAAATTTATATGGTAAATCTTTTCCATCTTCATTAGTAACATCAATACCAACTGCATAATCATTAGCAGTATCATTCTTCTTATCCGTTACTTTCAAGATTGCTTTACCAACCGACATTGCTTCCAATATCATATCTGGAACACCAATAACAGCAGCAGCCTTTTGAACATCCGATAGAATATTGCTGGATAAACTAAAAGACACTTCACATGATGGCATGGTGACTTCTTTACTTGGCGTTGTAACCACAGATGGATCAGAATACCAATATTTAAGAGATTTAGTCGCCGAACCATTTTCTGTCACCACAACAAAATCCTCTTTGAAATCCAAATCTGGCTTATCAAAAAGAGATAAAGCAGCTAAAAATTCATTCAAATCATAAATCGCAAAATCTCTGGGGAAAGCCTCCGATACTTTTGCTTTCGCAACTATATTTTTCATTGCTGACATAGTAGAAATACTATTGCCAGACTTAATCACAAGGTTCTGGTTAATTGTAGAAAAGTTCTTCAATACCGTCACCGTTTCATTACTTAGTTTCATTTATCATTCTCCATATCGTTTATGTGTAATGCTATAATACCATAATGTATTATTTTTAGCAAGTCCCTTCGGTCCTTGCCATTCTTTTTTCCGTATCGTTGGGCATACTTTAATATGTTACCGATACAAAAACCTTCTCCATGACCGCCATCTATGATGAATTCAGTCGCCTGAAACTTGTT